AGTTCCATTAGGGACAGTTATAGCTAAAGTATTTGATTCTAAATCACCAGACCCAGAAGTAGGCTCATTTGTTATTTTAGCTGTTGCCCCACTCGTGCCACCTGTAATAGTCTCACCTATTAATAACCCAGAGGAAGAAGCTACTACCATTATTAATATCCCTAATGGATAATCAGCTACATTAGAAGCTAATGGTAACTCTTGCTGTTGTATTGTCCATCTGTTTAACCCACGATTTGCCCAATCTGCAAATAATAAATTTAAAGATCTTCTAGCAGAACGTAAATCGTACCCTGTACGAGCTTCTATGCCACAGCGTTCATAAGCTTCTTCAACGTATTCGGCTACGTCAAGTTCAAAATTTTTAGACCCAGAGGTAGCCATGATTTATCCTTTGCTTATATTAAAAATTCTCCAACAATAGCTGCTCCAACAATTAAAACAGCTATGCCCCACATACGCATATCTAATTTATCTAAAGTTTTTTCAATTCTGGAATATCTTAAATTGCATTCTTCTTCATGTTTTTGTTGCAAAACCAATAGTTCTTTTATTGTCATTTCACCACGCCTTACATGACCAATATCTGGCACTGAATTTATCTTTTGCAGTATCGCACTTATGTCTTGCTCTGAAACTTTTACGCCTAGCAGGTTGGTCTTTTTTAATAGACATTTTAGGGTCTCCAAACCTAACCAACTTAATCTTATCGCCTTTTTTAGCGAGAACAGCACTTTTTTTGTTAGCGTTGGGTGTTCGTTTTGGTTTGTTAAATCCTGCAAAAGATTCTCCGCGATATGTTATCCTGCCCGAAGCTGTTCTTTGTACATCTGAAGCAGTAGCCATAATTTTCTCCTATGCGTGATAAAACATCATTAAATCCATAGTGCCTACAATAAAGGTGACGTAACAGCCTGCTGTAAACAATACTCCTTCGTCAGGAATAAACGGATCATCCGAAGTGCTGTCTGTTCCAATTGATCTGAACTGTATCAGCTCAGTGCCAGTAGCACTGGTATTTCTAATATTAGCTTTCCCTGCTGTACCACCAGAAACAAAAGAGAATCCTTGCAATCTACACCTTCCTGCAAAAATAACCCCTAAAGCATTGTTGTTAATACCTGCTGATACGTTTCCTGCTGGATTACCCACAGCCGTAATACTCGTAATTGTTTTAAAGTACCCAGAGCTTGTTGCTGTTCCAGCGTTAGCACCTGTAACAGACTCAGTTAAGGCACTGCCATTTACATCTGTTCCAACTACAGTAAATGATTTTGAAGAATCATTTCCTGCTGATAATATCGTTACCTGTCTTCCAGAAGCATTAGTAACACTTCCACCAGAAGCTAAAGCACCGCCAATAGTTAAAGCCGCGTTGTTACCAACGGCTGCCGCTACAGAAATACCGTCAGCATCAAGAGCTACTTCATCACTGATAATGACTGGGGTTACATCTGATCCTGCCATTTTTATCTCCTTTATAAAAAGGGTAGGGGTTTCCCCCCACCTAATTAATTATGCGATTTGAACGTACTCGATGATAAATGTGAACGATCCTGCTGTTGTCGCATCGACAGTATTTGTGATGTTGCAGTAAATAGTTCTTGCGGTGTCTGTATATTGAACAGAAGCTGGTGCAGTTGTACCATCTTGTGTTTGAAGAACCAAACTAGTCACAGTTACGTTGTGAGCTACAACGGTTGTACCGCCATCAAGAATCTCATCTGTCTGAGCCGCAACAATTTGTGCGCCTGAGCTAGATGTTCCAACTTCGTATCCAATATCGCCAGTTCCAATTACAGGAGCTGTGTCACAAAATATCTTAATGTTAGTGATGATTGTATTTGCTGGTTGAGTAAACTCACCGATTGTCGGGCTATCACCTGCTGTAGTGTTAACAGTAACACCTGTCGCAAAACCGACGTGTTTTACATATTTATTTGTGACAATACCTGTTGAGGCAATGACCGCTGTATCAGTATATGCACCTGTTTCAGAATTTTTTGATACTACTTTAAATCCGTTTTCGGAGCGGACTGCTCCTGTAAATGTTGTATTAGCCATGTCAATCTCCTTGTCTTGGCAAATGTCAACCGCAGAATGCGATTGTCAAGGTAACCTTAGATTACACTACCTTTTTATAAAAAGAAAGGTTATTTTATTCGCTTGATTTCTCTTTAAGAACTAATCCAAATATAGCACAAACTATACCTGCCCAAGTTAGTATCGGGAGGGTAAGTAGAATGCCTAATCCAACCCCAACTACAGCCGCAGCACCATAGCTTGAAGGTTCTTTTAATCTGCCTTTAATCCAATCCATAATTTTCTCCTATTAAATAAAAAAGGGCGACCTGAGCCGCCCTTAGTGGATTCACATAAACAAGAGTTAAGCTCCTGGAGAACCAAATACACAACGTGGATCTGATACACCGAAGCTGTAACGCTCACGAGCTTTGTAACGAACATTGCCTGTTTCAAAATCACCTTCCATAGATGTTTTGATTGCGCTACGCTCAAAGTGTTTAAACCCATTAGGTGCATCTGTCTTAATGAAAAATGCATCTGTATCGGTTAAGAAGTGATTAACTACATAACCATCAGGTAAAACGCCCATATTACGCATTGCGTTAATGTCGTTATCTGCTGTTCCAGTGCGTAAATTAGAAGCCATTAGCCTCTCCGCTACAAATTGTAACGCAGGGGGAATGATCAACTTACGACCCTGTAGAGCAATTTTTAGACCACGCTCATCAATAAACGCTGCGATGTCAATCATCGATTGTTCTAAAGATGTTTCGTTAAGGTCTGCCGCAGTAGATAACTCATTAGCAAGATTACCACCGCCAACAGTCGGGTGGTCAGTTGCACAAAGTTCTTTACCATCACCAATAGCAAAGCTTGAATTAAATGCGTTATTTAAAATAGACGCTGCTTTTACTTGTTTGGTGTTCGCCATAGAACGAGCTAATGCACGAGTATAACGAGAACTTAGGCGGTCATAGAGATTATCCTCTACAGCTTCCTCAGTAATCGCAAATGCAAGTGCTATTGTCTCGTGTGTATAACGAGCGGTGAAGGCTTCATTGGAAGAATCGTAAGAAACTGCCGCGCCTTCTGTTTTAACAGGGGCTTGTCCAAACCCTGCTAACATTACCTCTTCTTCAAACGCTCTGTCTGAAGATTCAGTTTCAAAGATCTCAGCATGCTCATTGTCATACCGATCATACTCCAAACCGAACAGGGCATTAAGTCCTGGTTCAAGTTCTTTAAGGAGCTGGGAACGTGTTATAGCCATTATCTATCTCCTTCCTAGATACCTGCGCCAGTACCGTTAGCATTATAACGATAAAAGTGGTTGTTAAGTAAAACAATCGCCAACCTACCTGCCGCAGTTGCATCGTCATTTGAAGGTGAATCTTCAAAACCGACAATACGCATATTTAGGGTATTTGTGGTTGCTGCTGTTGATACGGCTAACTCAGCAGAAGATTTACCTGTTGTGGTATCTCCGCTTGTACCAGAAGCAAAATTGGCGTTTGCGTGAACGACTGAATCAGCTGCTGCTGCATCACAATTGATCAAAAATAACTGATCAGGATGATTTGCAATAAGTGCAGTAGCTTCAGTACCAGATTTTATAGAACTTGTTCCTGGATACTTATTCGTAAACGTCGGTGTTCCATCCAATGCGGTATAGTTACAACCGATGAATGCACCCAGTAGAGGAACTGTACCACCAGCGGCAGCTCCTACAATATCAATCAAACCGTTTGCGAGAGGAATAACAGGCGTACCTTCATAGATAACACTCGATGTTCCCGCTACGCTCGCTAGTTGGATTTTATATGTAGAAATGCCATTAGTATTAGCACCTGCACCGAGCATTTTGTATGGGCGTAGCCCAAAAGCGGCATCTAAATTTGCCATAGCTCAATCCTTTATGGTTATTCGGAGGAATTACCCTTTCCGAAGGTTATACGAGATTGCCTTTCAGGTTTACTGATCGGCATAGACGGATGTTGCTCCCTCATGAGATCATTATCAACAGCGTTCATTTGGTCAGCAGTTTGCTGCTGGTAATGAGAGGTGCGTTGTTGACGAGTTTCTTCAGGGAATCTTGCGAGTACCAAACCACCAACACCAATAACACCTGCGTGTTTACCATCTTCGACAGTAGGTGCTTCAAAATCGGGGTACTCATCAGCGCGAACTAATTCAAAGCCTTCGCGGATTCTTGCAGATAAATTTTTAGTATCATCGTAACCCATAACTGAAGAACGGATCCATCGATGTACAAAGCCATCTGGGGCAGGGGGTGCGTCGAGTGAAGACGGAGGTTTCCAAGCTTTCGCTCGGGTTGCTTTTTCCCTTGTTTGGGAAGTGCGTGGGTTTCTATCGGTCATTTTAACCTTCCTCACGGTTTTTGCATTGCGATAAGTTGCTTTGCGTATTGTTCATTAGTAATACCTAACTTTTGTGCGATTGCAACCTGCGATTTAGTAAGAGTCACTTTATTTTGACTTATTCTTCCAGATCCTCGGGTTGCACCCCCTACAGCAGGGGCTTTTCTCGTTGTTTTATTAGGCGGCGACTCTTTATTATACTTATCAGGAAAATTTTCTTTCATTTGGCGTTCTAGCTCAGCATAATATGGTTGAGGGTATACGTCAGGTTGAAATCCTTGATTATTAACCAATTCATTATGAATGCTAAATGCGGTTAATGTCATAGGCTCGTCTGTTCCGAACCACTCATTTTTTGCTGCCCAAGCTTCTGCGTTTGCATCTCTAACTGGTGCAGGCGGTGCAGGGGCAACAGGTGCAGCAGGAGCTTTTGCTGCGTTTTCTCGGTTTACTTTGATATAATTCAGCCGTTCATTATCTTGAGCTATTTTAGCAAGGCGATTTTGAGCTTCTACTTGTGCCTCAACATCACCTCTATCTATTGCTGTAGATAAAGCAGCTTTAGTAAGTTGCTCTTCTGCGGTAACTCTACTTTGAAACTCATTTACAAACGATTCATCAGAAGTCATTGTTCTTTTTGTTGATTCTTCTAACTGTTTGTTGACACCTTTAGCATAATCTAACGCTGCGGCTTCTCTTCTTTGAGCTTCTCTTAGTCGAGCGGTCATTTTATTAATGCGTTTTTGAACTTTTTCGCTAAATTGTCCTATTTCATCATCATCAGAAGAAGTTTCTGCTTGGTCTTCTTCTTGTTTTGGTTCAGGTTCTACTACTGCTTCAGGCTCTGACGAATCATCTGACTCATCTATCTCTATTTGTAACTCTTCTTCTGCTTCAACTTCTTTTTTTGCTTCTGAGGGCATGGTCTACTCCATGTTATAAGTGTAAAATATCTTCTGGATCAGTTATAGTGGCTAAAATCTCGTCATCATTTAAAATTCTGACTTCACCACCTTCTATTTTAAAACGGCTACCTGCATAACGCCCAAAAATAACCCAATCACCTTCTTTGCACCAAGGTTTTTCGCCTGCCCCGAACTTGTTGTCGTCTTTGTAAGCAAGGTTCCCAACTCTAAGCACATATCCGCATACTGTTCCAACTGCTTCTCTGTCTCGAGTTTCGTCTGGTACAAGGATACCGCCTGTGGTTTGTTTTCTTCCTTGAAAAGGCAACAACAAAATCCTCCAACCTGTTGGTTGGGGCATTCTATCTACTGCTTTTTCTGATAATTTAGAAGGATCTAAAACACGATCTTGGGTTTTTATGTAGGCTTTTTCTAACTCACCTACTTTTTTGTTTTTTGTTTGTTCTAGTGCTTCAACTTGATAGTCTGGCACATAAAGTTTTTTAGCCATCTGATACCTTATCTAGCAGGCGTTTCAATTCCTGTTCTAATTGACCAAGCTCTTGAAGTTGCCCTCTCAGAACTTGATAAGCGGTGAAATCTGCTACAGCACCATAAAGTATTGCTTCTTCTAGTGCTTTAGTACGCTCACGAATTACTTTAAGCATATTTTCATAAATGTAAAGGTCGTTCATAACTTTTAGTTTTACTCGTTGTTGACAAAAATGCCTATCAGTATTTTATCAAAACTAAAGGTCGTGCAAAGCTTGCTCTTTAGTTTCATCGTTTCTTCTTAACCAACCTTTACCAAAAGTATCAAAGGTACTTAAAGAACGATAGAATTTTTCACGGACATAATGCATTTGCTCGATTATTTCAGCTTCTTCCATTTCAGCCACAGCTTGTAAAGTCATTGGACCTATACCGCCATCTTGTTCTACACCCACAATACGTTGTAAAGCTTTAGCCGACCTACTTGTTCCAGAGTTTACACCCCAATCAAATACTGACCAATCTACACCAGAAGGTAACTCGTCCCCACGAACACGATCCCAATAATTTTCTTTATATATAGGGTACACATCATCATGGGTGAGACCTTGCATTTCACCATCCATAACTTGCCTACCTGCATACTGCTCATAAACTGCACGAGTTACACCGAGATTAGTCTCGCCCCCAGGATCGCTAGGATGATTAACGTAACCACCCTCATGTTCTAAAAGCCACCCCATGCATTGTTCAAAATTTTGTTTCATTTTGCATTTTTCCTTAACTTAGCGAATTGACGTGAACCAAACCAGAAACTGATAATAGAAGTAAATAGTAAGTTAGTATCATCGTTCCAAATTTCTTGTGCTGCATCATTAAACGTAACACCTGTACTCATAGAATAAAATAAGCCACTAATTTTTACAGTCAGAAACAAACCCACAAATAAATATGTTACAACTGGTCGTACCGATCCTGATAAAGCTGCCGCAAACCCAGATTTAGCATTTGCTGCTGCCATTGCTTTGTATATACCTTCTGACTCAGCTATATCTGCTTTAGCATCCAACTCATCCAATTTAAGCGACGATAATTGTGCCGCGTATTTGCCTTTAGCTTCGAGCATTTTAAGCTCTTGCGCGTCTTTTTGTTTTTGTTGAAATAAATCAAGAATACTTGGGATAATAGAAGTACCAAACCCAAGTGCTGCACCTAATAGTGATAACATATTATCCTCCTACTTTAATTTAGTTTTAGATAGGGCTGTTGCCCCCATAAAACCAACGACTACACCTAACTGTGCCACAATAAATGTATTTAAAAAACCTGACGCAGTGGCAACTCTGTCTATAGCTACAACTGGAGTTAACAAAACGATAACCGCCACAATCGTCACAACCATTGCAATCCACGCCATCATACGTTGCGTGTCAGCTAACTTGTCTTCATTTTCTAAACGAACCCACCTCTCATGTCTATCTAGTTCTTCATCTGTGATAACTCCGTCGCCATCGGCATCTGCCATTGCGTACTTACTATTTTCTTGTAGTTTTTTAGCCATAGTTAAATAACTCCTGCTGAATCTAATATTATTAGTACAAAAAATATGTTCATAAATGTAATCATAGCTACTCCTATATATTAAAACGCTTAATTAGACAATGGATTGTCAAGAGCCTCCTGCAATCGCTCGTTTAATTTGTTTTCAAGTTTAGTCATATCTTCTTCTATTCTATTTTCTACTTCACGCATTGTATCACGAACATCTTTTTCTGTTTCTCTATTTAAAGTCTCAACTTCTCTTATCGCAGAGGTTACATCTTTTTGAACTTCGTTCATTTGGTTAAGGACATCTTCTAATACTAAATCGATAGAAGCTTGCGTGGTTTTTATGCGGTCTGAAGATGTTTCAATTTTTTTCTCTAACTTATCAATGTAACCCTCTAATTTAAGCAAGTCATCTCTAAGATTGTTCTTAATGTCTCTAGTGTAAACAATAGCATCTTCAAGTTTAGTAAGGACTAATTCATTTTCAGCTTTAATTGCATCAATATCTATTTCTTGAACAATTTCTTTCATATCCATGTAATCTTTATAGATTTCAAATCCTGCCCAAGCTCCTCCACCTAGCGTTCCTAAAAGAGGAATTAACAGCATAAGCTTACCCCCTTTTATTGTCGCACCACCAATTTCTACCTCTGCCATTTTTTATCCTTACTCGAATGCAAGTTCTTTTAACTTGTTTATTTCTTGTTGTAACTTCATTACTTCCAACTGTTTCTTTTGTAACTCTAACTCATAAAGTCTATTACAATCTATCCTAGATTTAGCTCTTTTGCCCAATGGTATTGTAATTTTACTGTAAATGCCAATGTCTCCAGTTTTTTTACTATTCTCTGCTGTGCCGCCTTGAATAATCGATGTCAGGCCAAACTCAATATTAGTAGCAGACCCAATAGCATTGCTGCAATCTAAGTCACCCGAACGAAATTTATCTGATTGATAGTTTGTACCAGAGTTAGGTAACGATAAGCTTAATGAGTTTGAAGTCGAGTCAGCAAAAGCTGCTCTTGCAAATACCAGTAAAATTAAAACCCATATTCTCATTTATTTTAC